CTTATATACATAACTTTAAAATTATAAGTATTTTGTGTTATATTAGTTCTGGCGTTAAAGTATTCGTTGCCACTTGATTTATTAACTTCTGCATAACAAGAGTAATAATCTTCCCATTTTTCGATGTCTGCATTTAATTTTTGAATTTTAATTAGTTTGTTCATCGCCATTTTTTCTCATCTCCATTTTTAGTTGCCATTCTAAGTCATTTAAAATTTTTCTAGTTGTATTTGAAATATTTTTTGAATCTAAATCTCTATAATCGTATAAATCAGAAATAACTAAAAGGGCTATTTGTTTAGCCCTTTCGTCTTCTATTGGGTAGTTTTTGCCTATGGCACCTTGTAAATACAAGTTTGAAAAATTAATAAGTCTTATAATATTTCTTTTTACTACTTTGTCCTCTTCGACTTCTTCCACTAAAAAGCCTTTATAATCGCATACTTCTTCTATGCTTACTGGTACATAAGTAACTTCTTCTTTTTCAGCCATAAGCTAGTCCTCCTTTATTTATGCTTGCTCTTCTACAAGAATATAAGCATTTACAAATGCTTTTTCATCTCTTACTTTTACATCTTCTCTTTCAATACCTCTAAATATTGTGCAGTCGTCTTCAAAAGCGTTTATTTCATCTTCGCCACTTCCTACAACAGCTGTATTAGAAGTCATAATGTTTACTTTCTTTCTATCAAATAATACAATTCCTTCTTTGAAATCTCCAATTAAGAATGGTACTTTTGATTCTGTTGTTGCCATATCATCGTTAGGTATTACTTTTATAGGAACAACAGTTGCACCAGCTCTTAATTGCATATTTGCACTATTAGTTGGATCTGGATTTAATAAAGGTCTTCCGTTTTTATCTTCTAATTGGTCTAAATAATCTAAACCATCATCATTTGTAACAACAACAGAAGTTGGTTTAAATGCTTGTCCTAGTTCTTTATTTAATACAGACTTAATACCTTTTATTCCTGCATCTATAGCTTTAGCTTCTTTTGTTTTTATTGCTGCTAAAATTAAGTTGTTTCTTGTTACTCTTGATTCATCAGCTAACCATGCTAATACTGTATTTACTAAATTTTCGTCAGAATCTTCTAACAATTCATTTGTAATTGGTAAATATCCTGCGTATTTATCAATAGCATATTTTATTCTTGAAAATGCTGGACCTTCAGTAGCAGAAATTGCAGATTTTTCTCCAACCTTTGTAAATCCTTTCTTTTGTTTTCTTGTTTTATATGTTCTTTCTCCAGACATTGTAGAAACGCTTTCAACTGTTACTAAGTCTTCTAAAGAGAATTTACTTTCTCTTAATTCTTGAATTTTTGTTACTATATCAGCTGGTACTGTATAGCCTCCTTCTGTTCCTGTTCCTTCATTTAAAGTCTTTGCAACTCTTCTTATAGCGTCTGCTACTTCTTTGATTACATTTTTTTCTTGTTTATTTGCTTTTTCTTCTGCTACTTCTTCGTCTGTTGGTGTATTATCTTCTTTTTCTGCCGCATACATTCTTGCCTCTAAATCATATTCTTTTTGTAGTTCGTCAGCTTCGTCCATTAAAGCTGCTGCTTTCTCTAAGTCTTTGTTTTCCCCATCCATAAAATCTCTAGCCATCATTCTTTTTTGTGCAATTTTATTTAATAATTCTCTCATTTTTTTATTCATTTTTAATTACCTTCCTTTTCTTTTTGATTTTGTGAAAAAATAAAAGAGTCTAGTATTTTCATTCTTAAATCTAGCTCTTTTTCTAATTCCATATTTTCCTTTTTAACAGTTTTATCTGTTTCATTTTCAGCAGTATTGTTCTCTGCTCCATTTTCTATTATATCAGTTTCTTCTGATTCTTCCTTTACTTTTTCTTCTTGATAGTTTTTTGTTGTTCCAGCTCTAGGTTGTGCTGGTACTGCAACGAATGAAAGCTCGTACGCTTCCTTTGCACCATCCAGAGTAAAATAACAAATTTTCTTTCCTGCTGCTGTATCATACTCACGTCCCCACATGTGCGGACAATATGTTTTAGTATTGTCTGTACCACATATAGAACAATAAGCATGTTTTGGTTTACAACCAGTAGAAACTTCTTTTTTTATTCCCGCTTTTATTTCTTGAATTAAATCAGCATTGCTATTTGTTTTAACCATATAACATTTTGCAATTAATTGTGTATATATCTCTCCAGCACCTGTAAATTTGCTTGTATCTTCTTGTACTAATTCGGTATCATAAATTCTAGCAATTTGATTATCTGCTGTTCTTCTATGATCTTTTATCATAGTTTTACCAACATATAATCTTTTTAAATCTTTTAGTGCATTTAAATTAAATGGCTCGTAATTTCTATCGTCTAATTCATTGTCGCCCATAATAACTTTAAATGTAAATACTTCTTCTGCACTTAGAGGACTTAAAGTTAATTTATTAATTTTCTTTAAATCTTCTTCTGTAACTTCTTGACTTTCTACATTAGCAGATTTACAAACTAAGCCTTTGATAAGGTTTTCTCCAATGCCTCTTTTATTGTTTTCTGGATCCATTTGTATAATTTACCCTCCTCTCCTTCAAAATTTTGTATATACTGAGCACCTGTATATTCTACAGGAATGCTAGCACCATTTCCAAGAAGCCTATCGCCTCCTTCTTTTGCTTCCAAATCAAGGAAAGCTCTTGCTTCGTTCGGTGTATATATAAAGTTTGATACACCTTTACTTAGTGTTTCAACCTGTGTTTTTTGGTCTGCTCTAAGTATTACAGCTACGTTAAATTTAAAATGGTAGCCTTCTGTTTCTTCTTCGTCATCTAGTAGTTTATAGCTTATTTCTTCTTCATATTGCTTTATAATATATAACATTGTATCTATGTAAAAACTTAATTGTTGTGCTTCTGCACTTGAATAACTTGACTTTTCATAATCTCCAATTTGATATGGTTTTATTCCAAAAGCACTAGCAATTTGCAATGCAGAATATTTTTTTACATCTATAAATTGGTTATCAGCAAGTTTTATATTAAGTGGTGTTAAAGTAGCACCTAGAGGAATAGGAATTATATTTTTTATTTCTTCATCGCTGTATTTTCCTGTAGCAAATTTTTCAATTCCTTTTGCAAATTCTTTTGCACTTTCATCATTTAAAGAAGATGTGTACTGTACGACTGCTTTTGCTGTAAAACCATTTTCATACATTTGATTCACTAACTCTTGTGCCTTGTTATTTCCTATAATTGTACTTCTTAATTTATCCCTAACTGACATTCCAGTTATTCCATCAAAAGAGCTTGATGTTTTAAAATGTAATATTTCTTCTGATCCAAATCTATATGTTCCCGCCGAGCATGTATAAATATAATAAATATCTGGTATATCACTTAATTTTTTAGCGTCATCATACCAAATTTCTACATCTGACGATGGTAATATCCATAAACTTGTTTTTACATCATTACCCTTTTTCTTAGTATCTATCAAAACATAAGCATTCCCGTAATGGTTTCTATTGTATTCAACAGTAGACCAAAACGTAGTTGCTGTCATATATTTATTAGGTCTTTCGTTTAAAACTCTATATAATGGATGATTCCTACATACTGTTACCCCGTTATTTTCATTATGTTTTAATAATTTTAGCGGTAATTTTCCTAAAGTTTCACTTAATACTTTTAAACAAGCAAAATATGTTGCTTCTGACAATTCGCTTTTATCAGTATCTTGTAAACCTAAGAAGTTTACTAATGCTGCCAACTGGTCATTTTTAGTATTATTTGAAGTTAAAGCCTTAAAAGATTTTTTAACTTTATCTATAATTTTCATTTACTCACCCCCAATTCATCATTTGCAAGTAATTTTTCATTTCCTTGTCAATGTCTACTGGATCTTCCTCTTTTAATTTCATATAAGCTACATGGGCATCTATACAAGCATCAACTGGATCTATTCTTTTTGTTTTTGCTCTCGGCTCTTTATCAACTTTTATTTCTCCAAAACTATTTGCTACTACTTTAGCATTTGAAAAACTCCAGCTTAAAAGTTCATTTTGTTTGTCATATTCTATTTTTCTTGATTTAATATTTAATTTCATATCTTCTGTTGCATCATTTAAGAATCTTGCAGACTGTGTAATTGATAATAAAGGTACTCCAAATTCTTCTAAATCTGATAAAAAACCATCGGCATTATGAGGATCATATCCTATTGCTTTAAGTTTTAAATCGTATGCTTCTATAATTTCTTTTAAATGATTAATAATAAACTTATAGTCGTTCTTATATTCATTTGCCCCACCAGTTATAGTTATTAATCCGTTTTCTTCCCATAAATCATAAGGTGCAACATCTGTTTCTATATGTTCTTCTAACCTACCTTTGGGCATAAATGAATGTGAATAAATATAAAATTTTTCACTATCTAACGGAAATTCTAACGAAATTGTAGTTAAATCCCCTCCGCTTGATAAATCTATACCAGCATAACAGGTTTTTCCACGCATATTTTCTAATGTTTTATCGGTTTCGCATTCTTTCCATTTGTCTATGTTAATAAATTGGTCATCTGTGTTTTTTACCCACATATTTAGGGACTTTACCATAAAGTCCCTTTGTTCATTTCCTCCCATATCTTTAGCAGTTTGCATATCTGTTATTAATACTTTTAATGTATCTTCTTTTGCTGCTAAATAAGGGTTAGCTTTTATTAAATTTTTAGGATCCCATATATCGTCGCCTTTATCTAGTGCGTATATGTCAACAAAAAAGTCTTCTGCAATAGCAATTCCACGTAAAATATTGCAACAATAATTATCCAATTCATAGCATGGCGTATTAATTTTATCGCCTCTAGTTGTAATTATGCTTATTAATGTTTCTGGAAGTGATTTTGTTCCATTATATAGAGCTTTATATATTTGATTCGTTTTGTGTTGGTGGTATTCGTCTATACTTGCATATATAGCTCTAAATCCATCATCTAAACCACTTTCTTTACTTAATGCCTCTATTGTGCAATGCGTTTCATTAGCAATAATCGTTGATTTATAATCTTTTACTGCAAACATTCCGTCTTTTTCGCTTGCAATATCTTGTCCTGCCAAGTCTTCATCACTTTGTATGAATTTTGACATTTCTTCCCATGCAAGCCTTGCTTGACGTTTCTTAGTTGCTGCTGTAAATAATTTTCCGTAATAATAACCGCTAAATCCTGCAATATATGTTCCTCTAATACCATTTTTAAATGTTTTACTATTTTGTCTTGCCATTGATTCGTAAGATCTTCTAAATCTTCTTTTGCCTTTTTCATTATACCAACCAAACAAGCAACCCATATCGAAAATTTGAAATCCTAATAATTGTACTGGCTTTTTTTCAAAACCTTCTCCAATAGTTAATGTTTCTGCGTACTCTAAAATTCTTTCTGATTTTGCAACATCCCAATAATATGGAAATTCTGCTGTATTCTGTCTTTCTAAATCTTTTAAGTGCCTTTCACAGGCGAGCCTATGTAATTCTCCTGTAAAGACTTCTTTGTTTACAACCTTTCGAGCATATTCTGTTACTCTATCTATCATTACCCCACGAATTTAGCAAATTTATTTTCTTTCGGCTTTTCTGGTGCTTCTGGTACTATTAATCTGCATCTGCTTGTAATAGTTAAACCTAAATCACTAGCACATTGCCTACATTGTTTGAAAGCTCTGTCTTGATTTATTAAATTAGATTCTATTTCACTCGAAAGTAAAACTTGCATTTCCATATTATCTTTATTTTGTTTTGACGACTTCTTTTTAAAAGCTGTACTTAATGCCTTTGTGAATTTTAAATAGTTATCCTTAGATATTAAATAACGAGCTAGACAGTCTTCGTCTAACTCGGTCATTATTCCTATATCTACAAGTTTTGTTGCAATTTCCATAAACTCGTTTTTTTGTTTCTTACTCAAATAGCTTGGCGGCTTAACATCTTTATAGTCATCTGTATTTACTTCTGTACTTTTTCTTTTTGCTATTTCTTCTTTAGTAAGATGTTTCTTCCCCTTTGCTATAATAAGTTCTATTGGCTCTCTTTGTTTACCATAACCTGCCATAATTCCCACCTCTATTTTTAGCATACGCATTTTCGAATTTTGGTGCTACTGATGAAGCGATTATGGGGAGTTTTTTCTACGAAGACCTCCCCTGCACCGGTTCCCCATAGGGTATCAATACTTTTTTGACCACCCCCTACGGGTAATTGTAACAGCTGTTCGTAAAATTTTTAATTATTTTTCATCATCTTTTTTTGTATTTTTTGTTTTGCTTTTAGTAGTATTCTTTTTTGTTTCTTCTTCTGTTGTTTCTTCCTCGTTGCTTTCTTCCTCTTCAATAGTTTCTTTATCTTCTTTTACTTCTTCTGTTTCAACATTTGTTGCCTCTTCTTTTTCTTCTTCTAATTCTTCTGATTCATTTTCTTTTTGTGTTTCTTCTTCGTTGCTTTCTTCTACTTCGTTTGTTATTTTTTCTTTGTTATCTTCCTCTGTTGTTTCTTGTTTGTTATCTGGTGTTTCCTCTTCTTCAACAGGTATGTATAACTTTCTTTCATCAACTAAATAACTTATTCTTTCCTCTGTTAGTTCTACTCCTGCTTCATTATAAATCTTTTCTAATTCTTCGCCCTTATCTACATGTCTGTTTAATTCTAGGTCTGTATAACCTCTATCTGCTATATGTTTCATTTTAAATCATTCCTTCCTTTTTTAATTTAA